AGGCCTCTAACAACTTTCCATTGATGAGTACCAATTCTAAATTCTACTTCAACAACTGCTTCTCTATCATTAATAGTATTAACTAATTGTGATTTACTTATTACTCTAAATGGTTTACCAAACAGACTAAAACATAATGCATCAAGTATAGTTGACTTACCTGCACCATTTTCACCAACTATAAGTGTTGTGCTCTGTCTATCTAAATATATCTCTGTAAAATTATTACCAGTAGATAGAAAGTTTTTCCAACGTATCTTTTCAAAGTGTATCATAATTCGTTACCCCAACTATCCCAACCTTTTCTTTCTCTTCTAGCAAAGAGTTCTACATAAGGTCCGTCTAATAGTTGTTCAATTCTTTCATATACTTCATCTGGCTTTCTGCTATGTTCTTGTCTTTGACTTACAATTAATTGTTTTACAGATTTTGATATTCTTTTTGGTTTACCTTTTGTTGCAAGTAAACACATCTCTGGGTTTGCTCTTGTCCAATAACCTAAACCTGTAAACATACCTAAATCATTTTTGTTTTGTTTCGCCCAAGTAAATCCTACCGTCTTGTATTTGAAACCCCATGCTTTAATAACTTCCAAAGCTTCTGGTAACATAGGGTCAACGCACCACATGAGTAAGACGCAATCATCTGAAGCCAAATCAGAAACACGTAAATTACAAATATCAGAAATAGACATGCAACTATAATGTTGTGTAGCGTTTCGGTCATCACCTTTTGGACTATATGATTTAAAGTGCCAAGGTGGGTCTGCATAAATTACCTTGTACTTAGAGTTCCAAGTCTTGAGCTTCATTATATAATCCTCGCATCATACCTTTTAATCTATCTTTATCTAAATCTATTTCTAGTTCATCTATGTATTTGTTCAATAGAGTATTGGTATCTTCAGCATATTGTACTATATCATCTGACACACTATCAGCTTGCATGTCAGAAAAGTCTTCAACTATCTTAACTTCATATGCGTTTGCTTTCATTAACCTATCAACAAATCTGTCATATTGATATAAATCTTTTTTGTTAACTACAATTAATTTAACAAACTTCTTTTCATATTTTGATACATCTTCATTTGCATAATCTTTATCTGTATCATCATAATAAATTTTTTCAAACATCCTCATAGGATTGACAATTCTTTCTAGTTCTAAAGTTTCTGTATCAAAGATATGAAAACCTTTTGGGTCATTGTGATCGTTCCAATAAATCTCGTATGGTGTTCCTAGATAATATATTTGACCATCATCTGATTTATGATGAAAATGACCAGAGAATACTGTATGAAATTTTTGAAATGTATCTTTATCATAACCAGTATTACTAAATTGACCTTTGTGCATTTGGAATCCTTTAACTTCTAAATGCCCCATACATATACCTGCTTTGGTTTCATCAATCATACCCATAGAGTAAACATAGTTTTGTGGATTAATCCATGGCATAAACAATATATCTAATCCACCTATATTAACCTCTGTTGCATCTTCATATAAATGAAACTTATTACTTTTATCTCCAATTAATTCTTTTAATGAGTTTACATCATTTGTATTTTTATAATAGATATCATGATTACCAACTAAACAATGAAAGTCAATTTTTAAATGTTGTAATGGAAATATAAATCTTTCCCTAAAATCTTTTGCTGTTTTATAGGAAACATATTTACGTCTATCCATTAAATCGCCTAAATGGAAAACTGTTTTTATATTATGTTGTTCTAGATATGGAAAGAATATACCTTCATAAAATTGATAAAAGTAATCATTGAAAAAATCACTATCGTTTCTAGCACCGAAGTGCGTATCTGTAATTATTGCTACTTTCATATAATAATATCTGTATTAGGTTTAATAACACCTGTTTTCTTTTCGTCCATTTCTCTTTTAATTTTTTTAGCAAGTTGAACTGTTTTAGGTGCGGCCTTTTTTTCCATGTCATAAATTTTTTGTATTTTTACTTTTGCTCTATCCAATTTAAATTTAGATACAAGTTTTGTAAAGTCTGTGCCATTCATGTGGTCAAACTCATGTTGGAAAACTCTTGATGGCATATGATCTAAATCTTCGATATGTTCTTTACCATCATTATCTGTATATTTTACTTTACAAGTTTTAGGTCTTGTTACTTTTAAAAATAATAATGGATAAGTTAAACAACCTTCACTTAGTTGTATTGTCTCTTCAGAAAATTCTATTATCTCTGGGTTCCAACATGCTCTTGCTTTACCATCTTCCATATCTTCATGTCCACCCATAACAAACATTCTGTATGGTAACCCAACTTGATTTGCTGATAATCCAATACCACCAAATTGTTTCATTGCAACAAATAAGTCTTCAGCAATTTTAGTTCTAGTAAAACCCTCTGGTAATATTTCATCCTTAAACTCTGGTAAAGGTTTATTTAATATTTCTGCTGTTGGTGATATAAGTTTAAACTCTGCTTGCATTTTATTTGTCATCTTCATCTTCCATAAATTTTTCAAGTCCTTTATAGCTTCTTTTCTTCTCTTTTGTTTTGTACACAGGTTCGTCTGGTACCATAACTAAAGGATTGAATTGGCCACTAAACGTATATGTATTGGGGTCACCTGGCATTGATTCATGTGTTTTGTATTCGCCACCGTCAATCATTTTGTGCTTAATGTGTTGTTGTTTTTTTTCTTTTTGTATTCTTCGTATAAATGCATAGTATATTATTTGTGTGAAATATGCAAAAGGATTTTTAGATTTTGTTGGGTCAAAATTGTAAATGTATTGTAAACAGTTTTCAATACCATCTGATATCATTTCATCTTTGTAAGTGTAATTAATAAAGTTGGGTCTATTTGATAAACCATTTGCAATCTTTAAAATACATTTACCAATATACTCTGGTACTTTTGGTCTTTCCCCAACATTGTCTGCCTCTTCGCACTCGGTTTTAAATTTTACCATTGCCTCAAAGAGTTCTTTGTTAGAAACGTAATGTGCTGTTGATTTTTTCTTAGCCACTTTTTACATCCTTTTAATTCACCATTGTAATGATAAATGATTGAATTGTCAACAAAAACTTTAGCTTAATGTATCGTTTTATCTTCGTCATTAATATAATCTTCAAACTCTTCTTCAAGCTCGTATTTTTTTACGTTGTCAATTTGGCTTTGTGCGTATAGTTCACGGTGATAATCATCGATCATTCTTTGATGTCTTTTCTCTGTCATGAAACCACCCTGCTGTTCTGCTATGTCTAATTGTTTTTCATAAAACGTACTTAGACCTTTAGAAGTTTTAGCAGAATAAATTATTTGAGAATTTTTTATATCTACCGTATCTTCTTCCGTATATGGTTTTACCCATTGTATTAGTGCTAAAGATTCCACTATACCCGTTGTTACAAATCTAGGTATTGTATGAATCTTTAATGGTTTTTTAATTCTGGTATGCGTACCCGTTTCGTCTGTTATTTTACAAACGATTTCCTCACCAGTTGTTAATTTGATTAAGTTGTAACTCATATGTTTAGTTCGTTAACCTTATAGTTAAACTCTTCCTCATTGTATATATTTATTCGTTCTTGAAAATGTAATAGTGTGAAATTTTTGCGGTTCTTATATGTAAGATTGTCTGCTATGTCATATAGTTTAACTGCGTCCTTTTGTTCAGACTTTCTTAAACCACGACCAATAGACTGTAAAACTTTTATCCTAGATTTATATGGGCTTGCAAATACAACATTGTGTAGATTACGAATATTAATACCTGTGGAAAATACTCCGTAACTAGCAAGAATGAGAATGTTATTTTTTTTCTCAGCCAACGCTCTAATCTGTTCTCTTTCATCTGTTCCTACTCCGCCATGTACAAAGTGTACTTCTTTGTCAAGGTCTTGCATCATTTCATTTAGAACCTCGCCATGTTTTTCTACGAGTTGATAAAGAACAAGTGTATTACCTTTTAAAGTTTTACAAAGATTGTAAATGAATTGATTTCGTTTTTTGTTTTGTACAAGGAAATTAATTTCATCAATATAATTAAAGTCCTTACATTGTTTACTTATCTCCTCACCATGTTTTAATACAACACAATCAATCGCCAACTTGGCAATTGTGTCATCGTCCATTAATGCTTTGGTTGTTGTAACTTGTTCTACTTCACCAAACAAACCCTCTAACACTAATCTATGTGTTTGTGTTCCGTCTAGTGTACCTGTAAATCCATAACGATAAGGACATTCTTCTAATTTAGTCATGATGCCAGTTAATGATTTTGCTTTGAATAGATGTGCCTCATCACCTATTACACATTGATACCTTTTAAAAAACTTCTTGTTTTCTTTGTATATTGATTGCCATGTAGAAATAGTTATTGGTTTGTTGCTAATTTTATCGTGGCCAGAGTAAATTTTATGAATATGCGAATCATCCCAACCATAAGATATAAAATCACTTGCCATTTGTTCTACTAAAGATGTAGTTGGTACTAGGATTAAAACATTAGTACTTGTTAATTGTAAGTATCTAACAATTGCATAAATGATTGCTGACTTACCAGATGCGGTAGGTGATACAAATAATTTTCTTCTCAATTTTAACGCTTTATGAAATGCATCAAATTGATAGTCGTATAATTCAAAAGGCATATTTAAAGATTCTACAAAACCTTTTGCATGGTCATACTCATGAGGCCAAGGAAACTCTTCTACATATCCCTCAGGTTCAATATCATTTCTTTGACAAAACTGTTTAATATATGGTAGCAATCCAACATATATTTGACCTGTTTGTTTTGAAAATAATCTTATCTTGCCATCCCACATTCTATTACGTACAGTTGGCATAAACTTTGCACCTGGTACCTCAAATGTAAAATAGTCAGATAACTCTTGAGCTATCGCTTGATTAGTTTCTATCTTTAGATATACATCATTTATTTTTTTAATTATCATTTTTTAATTCTTGTTATTGCTGGGTCATTACCTTCGGTACACCAATTTCTACATGATCTGGCACATGTTTTATCATCTTTCCATGACTCAGGTAATATCTTAGTAAACCATTTACTGTTTAATATTTCTTTTAGTGTGTAATTATTTAAATTAAGTTTGTCCTTATTTTTATTATATTCTTTAAAAATATGTTGATCTTGTTCTACTGATTTATGTTCTTTATTTCCCAAATAACAACATGGCCAAACTTGACCAGAATTGTTTACCATAATTCTTGTTGTTTGTTTTAAAAACTTACAATCTATTTTAGGCATCTGCTATTTCCAAATATTCACTTTCACCTTTTTCGTTTGTAAAATAAAATTTTGATTCTTCAAATCTGTCTGACCTATAAAATACATGATTAGATGAGCCATTCTTTTTTACTAATTTTTTTATTTGTTCTATATAATCTTGATTGTGTTTAAATAATATAGTTTGAGATAATGCAATAGATTTTGTCATAGATAACATACTCATATTTGCTAAACACCTTTTCAATGATGCACCTCTTCTATACTTTTGATGCATGTCCTCATCTATTCCGTCAATGTCAAATACAATAGAAAGTCTTTCACCGCAACGAATACCAATATTCCAATAAAAATCTTCATCACGAATACTACCATTTGTCGTAATCTGTATTTTAGATTTTGAATTATCTATAACATATTGCACAATCTTTCCAATATCTTTACACATCATAGGGTCTCCCCATGTACCACAAAAACTATATTCTTCTACATCGTTAAGTGTTTCTTTTGGAAACTTACTTTTAAAATCCTCAAATGACCATTGTGTTAAAGGCACTTGGTCATAAGCTTTATTAATATCATCTATGTCTGTTCTATCGCATTGTGGACATCTAGCATTACATAAGTTGGTAAGTGCAACATCTAAACTTTTAATTTTCATAGTTTTTGTAAAACGATTATATTACGTTTTTGTTCAACAATTATTGCCTGTTCAAAACGCATAACCCAATCATCAACAAATTCTGTTACCCCTGGTTGTAATCCGTAATCATGAAATAATACATATCCACCATCTTTTAAGTTGTTCCAAAAGTTCATAGTATCTTTTCTAACTGCTTGAAAAGTATGATTACCATCAATCAATATGCAACCAAATTTTTCTTTTAAATTAAGAGTAGTAGAATCTTCTTGAATAAATTTTAATCTTTCAACATATGATAGAGGTAAATATTTCATAGTATCTTTTAATTTAAATTTCATATCAATAGAGTATACCATTCTATTAGTATCTTTTGTTGCGTCTAATAATATAACAGTAGAACCACCTTGACCTATCTCTAAGATATCGTCATTTGTTTTTGTTTTTATGAAATTATCAAGGAATGAATATTCCTCGTCTGCCATTTGTGCTATTGGATTAAACCATTCCAGCTTCGAATTTTCGCCATTCAATCGCATTTTTGATATCCCACCCTCTAGATTGAATTGACCTTTGGACACCTTCTAAAAATTTTACTGTTGTTTCTAGATATACTATTTTATTTTTTGCGTCTATAATTTCTTGGTCAGATTCAATATAAATGTTTAAGTCTGTTTTTAATACTTTTAAATCAAAAGGTTTTGATGCATAAATTTTAGCATCTGATTTACCACCATAGTATTCCCACTTG